AAGAGGAGGGCATGAACTGCGTCCTACGAGCTGTCGGAACAGTGACGTTAGGAATGAGTGGTCCGAAATTCTCCAGGGTGGGGGCAGAAAATGTGTACGGGAAGCTTCTGAACAGCGAAACAATGTACGTAGCTGTAGTCGAAAGATTGCCCACGACACCGGGTAGGCCGAGGCCAGTCAGGATTCCTGGTCGACGGATTAGGTCCATCAGATGACAGACGTTCTCTCCATTGAACGAATCGGGATCCATAACAAGCACAGAGGCGGAATTGAGATGATACTTCACCTCAGGCTCCTCTTCGGCAGCAATAGCGGGTCCTGGAACATTGTACGTGACTTCAGAGTATCGTGCAGGTGCATTGTGCAGAGCGTTCGCAGACGGCCTTCCAAAAGAAAGGTTCTCCCAGTGCGTGTAGAAGCACAGATAGACAGGATTAGTGTCGAGAGCGTTCGGATTGAAGACAGTCAGAGGGTTCACAACGTAGATTACTACTCTTCCGTTTGCACAAGGTTGGGAATAAGAATTCGGGTGGACGGAATGAACCTGTGATCTCAGAGCAAATTGAGTATTCACAAATGGGATTCTGAACGTGGCCTTAGTAGTGCCGGACACATTCACGATCTCCGTTAGATAATTAGAAGAAGTGAAGTTGTCGACAGTGAAGGTAGGAAACAGTTGATCACCAGTTGAGAAATCATTGCTCGGGAACCACGAAAGTCCAAGAGCCATCTTCGAGAATGCTTGTGCGACGACTTCGACTGTTACGACGAGATCGCCTCTCCAGAAAGTGAAAGCAGAATTGACGTAACTTGCGTATGTATTATACTCCGAACCAGGGGAACCATCCAAGAACGTTTCACTTGGAACTCCGACGTTCCACGGCGCAACGCCCCACTGCATCACTACAGAATTGGGAGTGGCAGAAGTGTGAATTGGCGTGACAACTTGCAGTTGAGGAATCGAGCAGATATAGGGAATACTCATCTCGGCAGGATCGATCCATTGATTCGGACCGAACGGAGAGACAGCATTGTCTGCGAGAATTCCTAGATGTACTGCTTCGTTTCCACCAGAGGCCAGATTCAAGTTCTTCCATCTGTTGTAGATCGGTGTTGTAAGCTTGTTGAGTAGAGGCTTGTCCAGATTGTACTTCTGGAGAACGGCTGCAGCGGCTGTCAGGAACACGGTGGCTCCGATGCCGATTGGTGCATACGCTCCCATGAAGGGTGTAACAGCTCCAGTCACAGCGGCGAGAGATTTAGTCACTCCTGACCATCGTCCCTCCTTCACTGCTTCCTTCGCTTCGGCTTGTCCTCTTGTCGTGTACTGCTTACGAACCGTCTCAGACGGAGGTGCTTTGTATCCAGGCGCTCGAGTGAACTCAAGAGCGTTCAGCGTGTACTTCACAGTCTTTTCCTCCTCTTCGATAGCGACAGAGTAGGGAGGCCCTAATCGTTGAGCGTTGGAAACGAGTCCATAGAGATGTCCAAGTGGCGCAATAGCTGGCTGAATATCAGGATTACTCAGGAAGCCTTGATACTGAGGGCGGGTGAAGCCACCAGTCACGAAGGCAGAACCGATATCGATATTCTCCATAAGCGTGAAGGGCACCACGGAACACGAATCCGTCGGGAGCTCTGTGATGAGAGGCGCGA